GCGACTCCTCAATTATCTCCTGGTGTATTAACTAGAGAGGTTGACTTAACCGTAGGAAGAGCTGAAAACGTTCTTGACAATATTGGAGGTATTGCGGGTCCTTTTGAACTGGGTCCTGTGAATGAACCAATTACGGTATCCACAGAGCAAGAATTAATCAATCAGTTCGGACTGCCCAAAACAGAAGACAATCAGTATGAGTACTGGATGAGTGCTTCTTCTTACCTCTCTTACGGAGGTGTACTGAAGGTTATCCGTACCGATGGTTCAAACCTGGCAAACGCCAACGTTGGTGTTGGAACATCTTCTATTGCTGGTGTTAAAATTAAGAATTTTGATGATTACAATAGCAACTACTTAGATTCTGCTGCAAACTGGTATTATGCAGCAAAGAACCCTGGTGCATGGGGTAACGATCTGAAGGTCTGCTACATTGATGATGGTGGCGACCAAATTATTGGTTTTGGTACAACTTCTATCAGTTCTCTTGGTGTTGCAGTTGGATATGGTGTTACCATTGACATCTCTGGTCAGGTAATTCCTGGTGCAGGAACTACCGCTTTATTCACAGGATACCTCAAAGGTATTGTTACTGCTGTCCTTGATGGTACTGATGTAGATACTTCTACTATTACAGTTAAAATTCACTCTAGAGTCTCTAGTGGTGGTACAGAACCTGGACGTGAGTTTAGACAACCATATGCTCAGAACAGCACTTATGCATCGTTCTTAACTGGACAAAGAATTAGTTTTGTTGATCCAAACGGATTTATTTCTTCTCCAACAGACTCTATTGCTGCAGTCGGTTTAACAACTTCAACTGCAATTAATGGAGAGCAAAGTCAAACATATACTGGAGTCGGTGGAACTTCCTCTGCTGGTGGATCTGGTGCAACCTTCAACATCTCCAGAAATAATACTGATGGTAACGTCGATGCTTCTGGTGTCGTAATTGTAAATCCAGGTCTTGGATATACTGTTGGTGAAACCGTCTCTATTGGTGGTTCCTCTGTTGGTGGATTTGATTTAGCACAAGGTGCAGTTAAGACTCTTAGTGGTGTTACAACATTTACTACGATTCCTGCAGCATCTAACGGCACATATCTCTCTGTTGCTGGTGTAAGTACCGTTGGTACAGGTCTCTCCTTCAATGTATACAGAGATTCTGGTGGTGGTATTGGAACAGTAACCGCTACAAATACTGGTCTCAACTATACAGTAGGTACAGTAGTTACTCTCTCTGGTAACAGCATTGGTGGTACTAGCCCAACAGACGATGCAACTCTGAATGTTACTGAACTTAGAGATGATAAGGTAGTCCTTACAATCTCTCAAAGCAACTCTAGAGTTGTAATTGATGGTATTGATGATTGGTATGAAGGTCAAACTTTAGGACTTGAGAACTCCACAATTCTTTGGAGAACAATTGCACCTAAACCAGGAACTTCTGCATATGTTAATGAGAGAGGTGGTGAGAACGATGAGATGCACGTAGTCGTCGTTGATGACAGTGGATCATTGACTGGTGTAAGAGGAAATATCCTTGAGAAGCATCTGTTCATGTCCAAAGCGACTGATACAGTATCTCAGGTGAATTCTCCACAGAAGATGTGGTATAAAAACTATTTGGCAAACTACTCCAAATATCTCTACGCTGGAGCAAACCAGTCAACTCAAAACGACGTTCGCTTCAGTACGTTCCCAGTCGCAACTATATTTGAGGAAACTGCAACTGCAACTCCATATCCTAACGCAGATCCTAGCACTACATTCTCTTCCCCAGACGCTTTACAAAATCTTACTTGGAACAGACCTGCCTTCCAAGGTAAGTTCAGTTCTATTGGTAGAGGAGTTTATAATCTTGGTGGTGGTAGAAACTACACTCCTCAGGGAAATCTGAAGTCTGATCTTGGTGGTATTATTGAAGCATATCAAATCTTCAATAATAAAGAAGATGTTGCAATGGATTACCTGATTATGGGTCCTGGTCTTGATACTCTTAACGATTCTCAAGCGAAGGCAAATAAACTGATCTCTATTGCAGATTCCAGAAAGGATTGTGTAGCGGTTCTCTCTCCACACAGAGCATCTGTTGTGGATCTTACGAACCCTGTTGTTCAGACTGCTAACATTCTTGAGTTCTACGGACCACTGGCCTCCTCTTCTTATGCAATCTTTGATAGTGGTTACAAGTACACTTACGATAGATTCAACAACCTCTTTAGATATATCCCAACGAATGCTGATATTGCAGGTCTGATGTGCCGCACAAATATTATTGCATTCCCATGGTTCTCACCAGCGGGTCAGCAAAGAGGCATCATTAAGAATGCTATCAAACTGGCATATAACCCAGATAAGACACAAAGAGATATTCTGTATTCAAACAGAGTTAACTCGGTTGTCAACCAAAGTGGAGCAGGCGTACTTCTGTTCGGTGATAAGACCGCTCTTGCATATGCATCTGCGTTCGATAGAATTAATGTTCGCCGTCTGTTCCTGACAGTAGAGCAGGCACTGCAAAAAGCAGCAGAAGCTCAACTGTTCGAGTTCAACGACCAGATTACAAGAACTAACTTCGTAAATATCGTTGAACCTTATCTCCGCGATATTCAATCCAAGCGCGGAATCTATGATTATCTCGTTATTTGCGACGAGACCAATAACACACCTGATGTTATTGATAACAACGAATTTAGAGCAGACATCTTCCTGAAGCCTGCTAAGTCTATTAACTATGTGACCTTGACATTCGTTGCAACGAGAACTGGTATCTCGTTTGAAGAAGTCGCTGGTAGAGTTTGATCTACTAGATGATTAAATAAACACGGAGGAAATTAACCAATGGCACGTTCTATTAGAACTATCACCGACTTCAAAGCAAAACTTCAAGGCGGTGGCGCAAGACCAAATCTGTTTGAAGTAAGTATCCCATCATTCCCAGCAGGAGTTAGCTGGGATGATGAGACCTTCAACTTCTTGTGCAAGGCGGCGGCATTGCCCGCCTCCAATATTGCACAGATTGAAGTTCCCTTCAGAGGAAGGGTTCTGAAGGTTGCAGGGGACAGAACTTTTGATGTCTGGACCGTTACTATCGTTAACGACGAAGACTTTAAACTGAGAACTGCTCTTGAGCAGTGGATGAATCAAATCAGCAAACTTGACAATGGAACTGGTATTACAAGTCCAGGCGATTACATGACTGATGCATTTGTTCATCAGTTGGGTAGAGGAGAAACTAGATTCTCTACTAGCAACACTGATGCAGCAACTCAACTGCCCCTGAGAACTTACAGGTTCTACGACATCTTCCCAACTAACGTTGCTCAGATTGATCTCTCTTATGAGCAGGGTGATCAGATTGAGGAATATACAGTTGACTTCCAAGTACAATACTGGACAGCATCGGCAAATGATCAAACTGGCACTGCTATCAACTGATAAATAGTAAGAACAGTTTACACCTAATATAATGGCTGCCAAATTATTTGGATTCTCAATTGAGGATGATGATAATAAAAAATCTAAAGGTGTGGTTTCCCCCGTTCCTCAAAATAATGAGGACGGGGTTGACCATTATCTAACTAGTGGATTTTTTGGATCTTATGTTGATATTGAAGGTGTTTATAGATCAGAATATGATCTGATTAGAAGATATAGAGAGATGGCACTGCATCCAGAAGTGGATGGTGCAATTGAAGATATTGTAAACGAAGCAATTGTAAGCGATACTAATGATAGTCCTGTTGAGATTGAATTATCAAATCTCAACGTAAGTGACGGTCTTAAGAAAAAAATTAGAGAAGAATTCAAGCATATTCTTGAATTACTTGACTTTGATAAAAAAGCACACGAGATCTACAGGAACTGGTATGTAGATGGTAGACTTTATTATCATAAAGTAATTGATATTAAAAACCCAACAGATGGTATTCAGGAACTGAGATATATTGACGCACTTAAGATGCGTTTTGTTCGTCAAGCAGGAAAAAGCAAAAAAGAAGATACAAGGTATCTTCCTACGGGAGAAAAAGATCCCAGTGATAGCACATTCCCAGAGATTCAAGAATACTTTGTTTATAATCAATCAACAAATCAAACTGGAATTATTAATAGAGGACATAACTCCACAAAAAATGGAGTCAAGATGTCAAAAGACTCTATCGCATATTGCACTTCTGGTTTAGTAGATCGTAATAAGAATCTTACACTTTCATATCTTCACAAAGCAATCAAGTCTCTTAATCAACTTAGAATGATTGAGGACTCTCTGGTTATCTACAGATTGTCTCGCGCACCTGAGCGTAGAATCTTTTACATTGATGTTGGCAATCTGCCAAAAATGAAGGCAGAGCAATATCTCCGTGATGTTATGATGCGTTATCGTAACAAACTCGTATATGATGCAAACACTGGAGAAATCCGTGACGATAAAAAATATATGAGTATGCTGGAAGACTTCTGGTTACCTCGCCGTGAAGGTGGTAGAGGAACAGAAATCTCCACACTTCCTGGTGGTCAAAATCTTGGAGAATTGTCTGATATCAAATACTTCCAAGAAAAACTTTATCGTTCGCTGAATGTTCCCTCATCCAGAATTGGTGGACAAGAAGGTTTTAATCTTGGTCGTTCTTCTGAGATTCTGAGAGACGAATTAAAATTCACTAAGTTTGTTGGACGTTTGAGAAAAAGATTCTCTAATATGTTCAATGATATCTTAAGAACACAGTTACTTCTTAAGAATATCGTTTCTCCAGAAGACTGGGAAATTATGAGTGAGCATATTCAATATGACTTCCTCTATGACAACCACTTCTCCGAATTAAAAGAAGCTGAGTTGATGACCGAGAGACTTAATATTGCTGCAACAGCAGAACCTTATATTGGTAAGTATTACTCTCAAGACTATGTACGCCGTAAGATTCTTCGCCAAACTGATGAAGAGATTATTGAGCAGGATAAATTAATTGCTGCAGAAATTGAAGCAGGAATTATTCCAGATCCTAATGCTCCAATCGATCCAGATACTGGAGAACCAATGCAACCAGGTGGTGATGATTTAGGAGCACCAATTCAAGAACCAAATCTTGATGGTGTTAAAGATGGTGGAAGTACTGAAGCACCAGAGATTTAAATTTTAGATAATTGATTTTTTAGAAGACCCTTACGCCGTAAGATGAATACGGTGTGGGGGTCATTTTTATCAAACTCTTTAAATTCAGTGTCTACTTTATAAGTAGCATCTTTACAATCAATGTTGTATGGATACTCAGTATCTTCATCAAAGATAAATGCTCTTTGAAGTTTTAATGTATCGTCAGTAACTAGATTCAAGTCAGATAAGATACTAAATACATGCTCTTTGTTTCTAAACATAAAGGCAAAACTTGCCGCAT